TTCCTGCTTTCATTCGGTCAGTGGAAAGCGGTCAAGTGTCTGGGAGGGTGCTGAACTCGAGGCTGCTCGTGCTTGGGCAGCCGGGGCTCGAAGTGTGCCGCTGGAATTTCAGGCCGGACGGTATGTCAGACTGGAGCCGGGGAATTTCCTCCGGGTCTATCAACGAGTCCTCGCCGACAATCGCGCGTGGACGGTTAGAATCAGGAACTAAGGAGACTAGATTTAATGGCTGATGTGTATGCTCGCGTGAGAGATCTCGAGAGGAAACTCCACTTCATTATGACCTCCATGAGGATGAAAGCGGCGGTTACGAATGGTCTGCTTGGCGCTGATGGGCGCCCCCAGGCGAATATTTTCGAGGGGAACCTGTTGGAGTTATATCATCTGAGCCGCCAGATCCCAACGGTTGGTGAGGATCAGGCTGAGCCGCCGGTAGAGATCCCCAAGGAACCTGATCTGACTGTTAAAACTGTAGATGAGCCGGTGGAACCGGCGAGCGAGACGCAAAATGGCTGAACTTGGCAAGATTCCTGCAGGCGTTGAGGGCACTGCCCCGGCGGTTGCCTCCACTCCCGAGACCGGAGATGAGATCCTCGAGGTCCTCCAAAAGGACTTTGAGCGGGTCAAGTCCCAAAAGGCCCGCCCCACAGGGGGCGTCGAGGGGACGACTCTGCTTGGACTTTGTTTCCTGAATGACGAGCAGTATACTAACTACAAAAACAAGTCCCTCAGCCTCGAGGCCCAAGACGCGAATAAGCTCTATTTGAGCTTTAACCTGATCGCGCCGAGATTTTATAAGCTCCTGGGACGCCTGAGCGCGTTCAACGCGCCATTTAAGTCTCGCCCGAACAAGAAGGATCCTCAAGCCCTCGAGGAAGCCGAGATCGTCGATCGGATGACTATCGCGCTCGATGAAAAGCTCGATGAGCCGTCCCGGCTCCGAGAGACCCTGTTCTGGCTCCTCGCAGGTGGGACCGCTTTCCGGCATGTCCCTTGGGTCCCGAATGCAACAATCGAGCCAACTCCTCAGTTCGAGGGCCAGGAACTCCTCTTCGAGGATCTCACCGACGAATCCCACCAGACCATCGTCCCGGAGTCGGTCAAGGATCAAATGGTCGCCTCGGGTCGTCCCGAGGAGTCCTTTAAGATCAAAGAAGAAGTCGAGATGGTCGGCGAGGTTGGGGATGAAGTGTATGGACCGTTTAATGTCTTTATTGACCAATCGGTGAGGTCCATCCAGGATTTGGCCCCTGATCAGTGGGTCCATGTCGCGACTCCCAAGACGGTCGGGTGGATTAAGGAAAACTATGGCGTCGAGGTGGAACCTCAAAAGGACATCTCGTTGATCGTCTCGAAGATCCGCGCTGAGGGCGGTGACTCGTCGGGAGGGGTCTTTCTCAAGGACCTGATCCCTCTTGTGCAGGGCTCGACGGATGAAAATGACCCGCCGATGGTGGTGCATATCCAGTCCTATCAACCCGCGAGTCAGGCTAACCCTCATGGTCGGTATGTCTGCTGGATTCCCGACCAGAAAGTCCTCCACGACGCGGAGAATCCTTACGAGGAGATTCCTATCGTCGATTTCCATTTCACCCCGGTCACTACCTCGTTCTGGACCAAGTCCTATGTGACTCCTCTGATCGCTCCTCAGCGGTTCATCAACAAACGAATGAGCCAGCTCGGGGAACAGTCCAACGCGGCGATCTATTCCTCGGTCCTGCTTGGACCCGGCCTGACTGAGGCCGACGTGCCTGCGGACTATCCAGGCGTGATTAAGAATGGTCTCTCCGAAAGTGGGACGCCGAATGTCGGGAGGATCGCCCCGCCGGAGATCCCAAGTTGGTTCCTCAACTCGATCGAGATGGCCGTCAAGATGTTCAACGACGCCTCGGGCGGCGCTGATCTGATGGAGGACAACAAGTTCCCAGGCCAGTTGCGAGGCCCTCTCGCAGTCCCGATGCTGCAGGAGATCCTCGACACGCAATGGGGACCGCTGTTTAATCACCTCGGAGAGAGGTTGGCCCGCGTAAAGCAGCTCCGACTCAATCGGGTGAAACAATTCTACCCGCCGATCCGGACGATGCACTACACCGACCGGACCCAGAAGGACGAGGTGTTGACTTTCCACACGGAGAAGGTCCTCAGAAGTGGAACAAACTTCAACATCACCGTTGAACGCGGCTCCCTGCTCCCGGAACTCAGATCTCTCCGCGAGTCAAGAATCTCGGAACGTCTTAGAGGCCCCCTCGCGATCCTCTACATGGACGAGAGGACTGGTAAGCTGGACAAGTCCAAGATCGCGGCCGATCTCCAGTTTGGTGACACCGGCCGGGAGGCTAGAGAGTCGAAGTATCGAAAACTTGCCCAGGAACTGATCAAGCTCCTCTGGGAAGGCAAGCCGGTCCCCCCGGTGCAGCCGTTCTACGATCACAAAGCGATGCTGGATGAGCTTGAGGACTCAATGGCAACAACTGAGTTCCTCCATTCGAGTCCCCAGATCCAGCAGTTGTTCGCCCAGAGGTGGTCTCAACACGCGACGTTCCTCCAGCAGGAGGCCCAAGCTCAGCAACAGGCCATGCAAGGCCAGATGATCCACTCGGCTGTGGCTCAGGCGACCCAACAAGCCGCCGCAACCGCTGCCGCCGACGCGGTTCATGAGGCCCACGCACAGATCCATGCCCAGAACCAGCAACCGACCGACCAGTATGTCGCCTCCGCGCAGGCCAAGTCGGGAGGAGCGAACCGATCAGGCCCCCCAAAGCCTGCCCAGAAGCGGAAATTTACGTATGAGGAGTCCAAATAATGCCCTTCCGACGCAAGGCTGGCTCTGATAAGTTCGAATCCCCCTCGGGGAGGACCTTTTCAGAGAAACAGGTCAAACTCTACTATGCCACCGACGGCTTCTCGAGGCGTTCGGCTAAACATGCCAAGCCTCAGGCGGTCCTGTCTCGACGCCGGAAGCCATCTCTCTGATCTGGCTCAGCTAGATCCAAGTGGGCCTCGAGCCGCGGGTCTCTCGGCGCAGGTGTGGGGACTCACAAAAGTCCCCACAACGGAGACATCCTCCGGTCCGGGTCGGATCTCTTATATTATATAGAGCCTGCGACCCACCCCTGAGAAAATCTGGCCCGGCAGGACCGTAAGTCTAGTCCTGAGAACCCTTTAAGGCCCTGGGTCGCTCTTTGACCATGCGACCCACCCTAGCGACCCACCGACCCGCCCATCAACTGATACCCCCTATTGACACTTGGCACAATTCTTGCTAGAATTACCAGGTCTATAATGGCGAATAAGTCTCAGGAATAAGCAAACAGGCCTCGGCAGATCAGCCGAACAACTTGTTGTAGCCCTCGTCTGGGATCCTCGACCGAAAGGACGCACAATGGCCGACAATACGACTGGCACGGGTGGGGATGTTACCAACGCTCCCATCGGCACGGTTCCTGCAGGTGGTTCAAACCCTCCCCCGGCAGAACCGACCCCGATTGATCTCTCGGACGATTCCCTCGTCCGGATCAAAGGCTCCGACAAGCCGGTCAAGTTCTCAGATCACGTTAAGGGTTTTCAGTCTCAGTGGACCAAGGCCTCTCAGGAGGCTGCCCGGCTCAAGAAGGAACTTGAGGCGCGGGATGCGAGGATTCGAGAGTTTGAATCTCGCCGGAACACGACCCCTCAGGCCGAACCGACAGGCGATGTCTTTGCGGACCTCCGCAAGTTACCTTACCTGACCGGCGAGGATGCTGTGGGGGTGGTCCAGTCGATCGGAAATCAGATCCGCCAACGGGACATGGTCCTGTTGGGGACTCTCCGACAGCTCAAGTCGATGCAGGATATCGTCAATGGGCTGCATGAGAGTCATTCATCCTCGAGCTTCGATGCAAAGATCGATCGTTGGCTCAAGGATGGAGGTTATGATCCCGGTTACTCGGAATTGGCCAAGGAAGTCTACCTGGCCTACGAGGGCGAGAATCTCGACGAGGAGTTTCCTCAAATCTTTGCAAAGCGCGTAGAGCAGATCGAGTCGATCCTCGAGGCAAAGCGTCAGGCGAAGATCCAAGCTAATCGAAAGGCCCCGTTTGTGCCCGGTAAGGGCGGGCAGACAGGTCCTTCCCGACCGCTGGAGATCAAACCTGAGGCGTCTGCTAAGGAAATCGCCGAACAGCTCTGGGGCGGTTGGAAAGAGTCTGAAACGTAAGGTTTGAGAGGACCTTTTCCTCTCGTTTAGTCCAAAAAGATGGCAAATACTACCACAGCGGTCCTGGAGAGCCTTAAGTATGCTTATGGCGCCAACCGGGTCCTCTACCTGTTTAATCAGGAATCGGTTGTCTTTAACATCCTGGGACGAGTGAAGAAGCCAGTTGGTGGCCGAGGTCAGTTCATCCTCCCCATCATGGTGCAGAATCCGGGTGCGTTTACGGGAATCGGCGAGGGTGGCTCGCTCCCGACGGCGCTGGACGCGGATACGGCCGAGGCGTTGTTCAATCTCCAGGAATACGTCGGCGTTTACACTCTGTCGTGGAAGCTGATTCAGGATTCGCGCAACGACAAATTCGCGTTCCAACAGGCAGTCTCAATGCTTGATGACGGCGCGATGCGGCGTTTTATGCGGAACCTGAACTCGGATCTCCTCGATAACGGCAAGGGCCGTCTCGCGATTTGGCCTGCTGCCGATAACTCGTCCCCCTTCACGGTCAATGCGCTTCCACGCCTCGAGACCGGCATGGTAGTTGACGTGATGGCGATCTCGGACGATGATACCAAGCGAGGGGATTCGATCACTGTGAGTGGTGTGGATCCTCTGGCCCGCTCCTTCACCTCCGGCGGCTCGGTCTCGGGCACGGCGGCTGGTGACTATGCGGTCATTCAGGACACGGTTGACGTGACGGACCTCGGTGCGGGCAATGCCCGGCACTCGAATGGTCTCCTGAGCGTCATTTCCGACTCGAATCCGGCGGCGATTGTGGGCAACTACGGCTCAATCAATCGTTCAACGGCTGGAAACGAGTATTGGAAGGCTCCGGTCCTGGCGAATGGCGGCACGAATCGTGCATTGACTGAGGATCTGCTCCTCCAGGCAATGGACGCGGTCCGGGAAAAGGGCGGCGGTTCGCTCGATGCGTGGATCAGCAACCTCGCGGTGGTTCGCCGGTATCATGAGATCCTGGCCTCTGAGAGATTTATCAGCCTCTCAGGTCCTGGTCCCATCGGTGGCGGGATCGGCCGTAAGGGTGATGGCGAGGCGAAGAAAGACGGTCGGACACCTTATGAATTCTCCGGAATTCCCTGGTATGTCGATCCGTTCTTCAATGCCAACGTGATCGTCGGAATGGACACGAGTCACTTCTTCCTCGGCGTTGGGGACAACGAGGTCCCGCGTCCGATTTCGGAGATCTTTGACAACGTTCCGTTCTTCAAGACGACCTCGAGCGCGACGTTCGATGTGAATTTCTACTACCAGATGGAGCTTCTCAGCGACAATCCGGCAGCGGGAGTTCAGATCCAGGACGTTGCAGAGTCGTAATTCGGCGTTTAACTAACTTTGGGAGGGTGTGGGTATCATGCGGAGGATGCCCTGCTAGGGCGGTCCGCGCCGTTCTAGCCCTCCCAATTTTTTCTAGGTAGTTAGAAATGGCTCAGCCATCTCTAATCATCCGGAGATTCAAAAATGGGACTTCGTAAAGCAATCGAGAACTTCGACCCGATTCAGGCCTGCTATGTCCAGACCGCAGCGGCGGGGACGGCGCCTGATTCGTTTATTTTCGTCAACCCCACGACTTCGGGGGAGTATTTTGAGATCCTCTCAGCGGTTGGTATGTGGGATGTCGTCGGGGGCGCGGCGGCAGCGGCCGATGTGAAAGTTGTCCCGGCAGCGACCGCGCTTGCCTCGGGCACGACTGCCCTGGCAGCGGCGTTTGACCTCACGACCGGCGCGAGGGCGGCTACTAAGGCAACCCTGACCGCAACGGCAGCGAATAGAATCGTCCCGCCGGGTTCGGCGGTGGCGGTTGACACGTCAGGGACCCTCACAGGTCTGGCAGGGCTGGTGATCCAGGTCTACCTGCGCCCGGTTCGTGGTGTGAAGAAAACCTTCTAGTTAGAAAAAGGGGAGAGGGGCTAGATTTCTAGCCTCTCCTTTCCATTACTTGGAGTAACCCAAATGTATACAGACTTCGATCCAGTTAAGTTGAGCCTCGAGGAGAACCAGTTCGTCCTCGATCATGTTGGTGAACCGCCAGTGGTGGCTATGGGGGTCCCGAGACCCGTCCAGGTCACCGAGGCAGCCGTCAGGCCAGTCCTCGAGGGAATCTATGAACTCCTCGAGAGAGAAAAACACGAGGGCCTAAAGTGGGTCGGCGTGGAGGCCGTGAAAAGCGCGATCAGGACCTATCTGGAGCAGTCCGCGAAGTGGGAAAAGAACAAGTCTCGCCGAGGGGCGCCGAGGTTCCCCTCGATGTATAGCTTCGATGGGCGCGGGAAGGCTCATTGGCGAGGAATTGGCTCGGACTCGGAGTTTGTGAGGACCTATTTCGACGCGACCGGGAATCGGGTTCCATTCGCGATTAGTCTCCTCCCGGCCCGCGAGGCCGCTTGGAAGCCGGAGTGGATCACCAAGGAGTCCGTCGAGGCGCTGCCGAAGATCACGCAGTCTCTCGTGGTCAACGATGACCTCCATCGGATCGAGTGCTTCTGCGGGCACACCGAAGTGTTCCGGGAGGATTCTAGATCGTCTTACAACGCCGCGCGGGCGAGGATGAGTAAGCACCTCCGAAAGTCCACCGACCGCATTGATGACCACCGGGAACTTCACACGAATGAGTTTGGATCCTAATGAATAATCCTGATGTCATTCGTTCAGTCTATGGGAGCCGGGGCAAAACCCCGGTTACTCAGACCATCTCCAAGCCTGTCCCCCTCGGGCCTGAGCATAATGTCTGGTTTTGGAATCCCAACCGGATCGGCGCTCGAGGACCCGAGCCAAGTTTTGAGTCTCGCCTGAGATCCGAATTCGGCGACGACATCGGAGTGACCTGGAATCCCATCACCGAGCGGTGGCAGGTCTTTGCAAGGGCTCCCAAGGTCCAAACACCGATTTGTCAGGGCTGGAGATTGTTGTTTATCCATTGGGGGGCCGACCATCAGTTCCTCCCTCTCGACGAGAGAGTCTTTGGGAGGATCTACCAGGTCGATTCGAGCCGGAATGGCGGCGCGAAGAAATACTTTGAGAGGATCATCCAGGAATACCACCGCGACGAGGCCAAGCGCGAGGTCGAGAAGAAACAGGACGCGATCGATCAGGCCATGCCCTATTGGGAGCATTCACAGATCAAAAATATCGGCAAGGGGTCGAAATTCTCGACCTATCATGCTTAGAGGTCCACGATGCAGCCTTATGTAATTAGTCGCCAGATTAGCAACAGCAACCAGGACCATCTCGTGGCCGAGGGGTTCGTGGTGAAGCGCAACGACGCGCCCATAACCGCGAATATCGTCGAGATCAAGCACGATGGGGTCAGCGGGATCATCAACGCGGAAGTCACCGGCGGAGGTCTGGCGTTCCAGACCGGCGGTGCAAGCCGGGCTTCGGTTTCAGCGAACGGTCTGAGCCTGCTCCCCGCGACGACTCCTCCTGCAGGTGGAACAGCGGGATTGGGGATCTCGATCTCTAACGTCTCGCAGTTTGGGATCTACTTTGGGACCGGCGCCCCGACCCTCGCGGCAGCTCAGGGGAGTCTTTACCTGCGCCGGGACGGATCGAGCACCATCACGCGGGCGTATATCAATACTGACGGTGCCACGACCTGGACACCGATTACAACCTCTGCGTAAGGATAAAACATGGCTCAGGGACTTTATTCAAAGACCGTCTCCATCGCGGCGGCGACCGATACGGCCCTCATCGCGGCTCCCACGACGACTAACTTCGCCGGGAAGCCCGAGAGGATCTATGTCCTCTATCTCCGCTACGGCGTCGGGACGGCGTGGACAGGTGGTCGGATCCGCTTTGAGGACGGCGCGGGTGGATCGGTGATCATGCGCGGGGCGACTGCCACAGTCGATGTCGATGTCGAGAGGTATTTTGCCACGATGCGCAAGGACTATCCAGGCTATGCCTTGACGGAGGGGAATGCCCTTAATGTCAACACGGCCGGGACTCCTGGTGCACTGGAAGTGACCGTCATCTACGAGATCAAGTAATGACCGGGCAATCTCTCCTGGACCGGATGGAGCTGCTCAACGCCGAGTTACAGCTCCAGGCTGGCGAGGAAAATGTCACGAAGGGATTACTGGCCCTAAACGTAGCGCAGGACTACTTCGAGTCTCTCGCCGCGCTTCGCGGGAAGGTCCTTGGATCGTCCACAGGAACCGTCGCCACGGCCTCTTCGACGGAATCGACCGCTTTCCCGGCTGGCCTCCTGCGGATTGATCGTCTCCAGGTCCTCGACGCGACTACCCAGAGACCAATTCGAGAGCTGAGACCGCTTCGGCGGGCCGGTGGACACGCAGGATCGAGTTATTGGCCGCTTTACCTGTTCGCGACGAACACCGCAGGAATGCCGTGGGCGTATGAGGCCACAGGTGGAGCGATCTGGTGGAATCCGCTCCCTGACACAGTCTACACGGTTCGTTGGTATGGGTTCTCGGCGGCGAGTGACATCACTGCCTCAGGCACCTTTGCGTATCCTGATGTCGTGGCCCTGCCGATCGCGTCATTTGCGACGAGGCTCTACAAATCTGGCCTCGACGACGATGCGAGGGACCTTGATGCGCTGGCGCAGTCTACTTTTGGCACTGTTCTGGACACTCTCAGCCTCTTCAACCGCGATGGCGCAGTTGGACTTGAATACACTCAGGTTCACAATGCCTAGCTTGAGGAAGCCTGACCAGGTGGTCTCACAGCCGAAAAAGGAACCCTCAAAGGTCTTTCGGCGGGTTGGGTTGCCGCTAATTGCTGGATCTAACGGCCTCGACCTTGGATCGAGCCTTTGGCTCAGCCAAAAAGACGACCCTCGGATCAAGGAAATGAATCCTCTCTACCAGAATGACGCGGTAATGACCGGCATTAAGAGCGGCACCACTGCCCTCGAGGCCTGGCTGCTCGATAAGTATGCCAAGGATCATCCCAAGCTGGCCATGCTCGCCGCAGGGGCTGTCTCAGGGCTTCCTCTGTGGGCCGGGATGCACAATATCAAGCTCGGTAGGAGTCTCAAGTAATGTCTATTTCAGTCCTCAACACCGACGCCGGGTTGAGCGGTAAGACGCTCCTCACGGCTGAGACCGCTCAGACCGTCACCGCTGCCAAGACGTTTGACCTCGACCCAAATCCGCCGTTTGTGGTGACCTCCGGATCGGCCGTCGTGCCGAACCTCGACGCGGATAAGGTGGATGGTGTTCATGTTTCAGGATTAGCTCAGTTAGGAACCGCAAACGCTGGTAACCTCATCTTTACTGATGCCACTTACGACATAGGTGCTAGCGGAGCGACGAGGCCGAGGGATTTGTTTCTAAGTCGAAATGCTACAATCGGAGGCACAATAACTCCTACAGGTGGGTTTGTTCTTGCGACCTCAAGCTATACACCCACTTGGAGTGGCACGCTGGGGAATGGGACCATCACCGGGAAGTATTTACAGATTGGCAAGTTGGTCCACTTTGAAGTGCTGTTGACGTGGGGTAGCACTTCCTCACACGGCGCTACCGCACAAACACTCAGTTTACCTGTAACCGCTGCCGCAGCGGGCCTGGCTTGTGGAGATGCCATCCTACAAGACTCAGGCACAGGTCAGTATACGGCGTTGGGGTGGCTTACCTCGACCACAGCAGTTCTTTTTTATAATTGTGATGGTCTCCAATCGGGTGCGATTATTAACACCACGCCGTTTGTTTGGACCACAAACGATGCAATACAATTTCACGGTTCATATTTTGCTGCTTAAATGAGCGTTCCTCTTCAGATCCAAATGTTCGATGCCTTCCTGGGAAGTCAGGAAGGGATTCATTCGATCATCCTCCCAGATATCTTCTCGTCGGGGGGAAGCAAGAATGTCTATATCGACAAATTCGCCCGAGTGGCCCAAATGGGGGGCTACACTCGGCAGAACTCTAGCGCTTTCACGACCGACACAGGGGGATCAGCCTCGATGGTTCGAGGGCTGATCGCCTATCGAGGCACCGCAGGTGGATCTATCTCACGGAAGCTCATCATCATCCTCGACGATCAGGTCAACGAATGGGAAATCCACGCCTCGACCGACCAAGGCGCGACTAAATCGTTTCTCTACGATGCTGGATCAGGCTCGATTAACCAAATCCCGGACGCGGCTCAGTTCGGGGATAATTTGTATATCTGCAATGGCAAGATCCAGCCGAGGAAGTATGACGGCTCGTCCCTGAGCGCGACAGGTTTGACTCAGAGTCCGACTCCTACCTCGGCTTCTTCCTCTACGTCGGGAAACCTGCTCGGGAACTACAAGTGGAAGCTCGTTTCGACTATCGCAGGG